TTATAATGCATTGGCAGGTGTTCGTCCTCAGCCAATTAATTCTTGGGCAGAATTTAAGAAAGTTTTACGTCAGTTAAAGGATGCCCGCGCAAAGGAAATGTTTGAAACAATTATTGTTGATACCGCTGATATTGCTTATGACTATTGTACAAAATATATTTGTGATAATGCTCAGAGGTCTGACGGCGGTTATGGAGTAGATTCTATCTCTGATATTCCTTTTGGTAAGGGATATGGAATGGTTGAAAAAGAATTTGATACTGCACTTCGTTCTATTGTCCAGATGGATTATGGTCTTGTAATTATTTCGCATGAAACTGATAAGACATTTACAGATGAAGCGGGTAATCAATACAATAAGATTGTTCCTACTCTTGATAAGAGAGCAAATAATATTTGTGCAAGAATGTGTGATATTGTTGGATATTCTCGTGCAGTAACAGATAAAGATGGAAATCTTAGTACCAAACTTTTTATGCGGGGAACTCCTCGTTATGAAGCTGGTTCAAGATTTAAATATACTCCAGATTTTATTGATTTTTCATATGAAAACCTTGTAAATGCTATTGCAACTGCTATTGATAAACAAGCTGAAGAAGATGGCGCGCAGTATTTTACAGATACTCGTAAAAACGCATATGAAGATACAACTAAAGACCTTAATTTTGATGAGCTTATGAAAGGCTGTAATGATCTAATTAAGGAAATGATTGATAATAATTCTGATGAAGTCTTTAAAGAATTTTATCAGCCTCGAATTGTGCAGATTACTGATCGTTACCTCGGTCGAGGCCAGAAGATGAGCCAGTGCTCTCGTGAGCAAGTTGAAGCTCTCTCTCTGATCTATGATGATCTCCTCTTACTTTCCAAAGAGACGAAATCAGAATAATTATAAATATATATGGACTTGTCAAGGAACTGCAATACTTTGACAAGTCTTCTTTTTTTTGTTATAATATAAATAGAAAAATATTGAAAAGGAGATGTTGTAAATGATATTAGAAAAACTTCCTAAAAAAATTTAGGTAGGTAAGGCTAAAGATTTAACCAATCAGCGATTTAACAAATTAACAGTATTATATCGAACTGAAAATCCAAAACCAAAACGTCATGAAGCTTATTGGTTATGTAAATGTGATTGTGGTAATTATACTTGTGTATATGGTTATGATTTAACTCACAATAAAGTAAAATCTTGTGGATGTTGGAATCAAACAAGAGATCGACATTATCCTAAAATAAGGAATAATAATTTTTCAGGACAAATTATTAATAATTTTAAAATTTTAAAAATTGATGATTCAAAACCATGTATAAATGGTAAACATAGATATTGGATTGTAATTTGTCCATATTGTAATAAAGAATTTTCAATTTCATCTACAAATATAAAAACTCAATTTAGTTGTGGTTGCATAAAATCTAAAGGAGAATTTTTAATAAATACAATATTATTAAAAAATAATTATATTTTCCAAACGGAATATATTTTTACAGATCTCCCAAATCGTAGATTTGATTTTGCTATTTTTGATGAAAATAATAATTTATCTTCATTAATTGAGTGGGACGGAGAACAACATTTTGATTCACAAAGTAAATATTATACTCAAGAAGGAATATTAAGAGATAAAGAAAAAAATTTATATTGTTTATCTCATAACATTCCATTATATAGAATTCCATATTTTGAATATAATAATATAAAGGATGTAAAAGATATTTTTCAAAATAAATTTTTATTAAAAGGAGAAAAATGAAAAATGTCACATCGAGTAAAGTGTTTATATTGTGGCAAGCAATTTGATAGAGATACTGAACCAACAAAACAAGTCTCCGCACGTAGATATGCTCATATAAAATGTTGGGAAGACCATATAGCCAATATATCTCAAGAGGAAAGAGATATTGAGGCTTTTTATGACTATACAAGAAAATTATTTGGAGAAGATTATAATTATATTTTAACTAAAAAACTTGCTGAAAGATACGTTAAAGAAAATAACTATACATATAGCGGTATGTTAAAAACACTAAAATGGTATTATGAAAAAGAAGGTAACTCTTTAGATAAAAGCAATGGTAGTATAGGTATTATTCCTTATATTTATAAGCAAGCATTAAATTATTATTACGCGCTATATCAAGCACAATTAGTAAATCAAGAAAAAAATATTTCCAATTTTACAATACCAAAAGAAAAAGTGGTAAGGATTGAATCTCCACGGGTATATGTGCGGCCGCCGCATATGTGGTTGGAAGAGGAGGATAATGAATGAGTTTAAAATATTATGATGTACCCGCATGTATGCAGGTAATTGGAGATGTGTTTATAAATCCTTCTCTTTTGGACTTGGAAGAAAAATATAAGTTTCATGAAGAAGATTTTGCACAAGAATTTCATAGAATTTTATTTGGTTCTATTTACAATCTTCATCAACTTGGAGCGAAGCAGATTTCTATTGAAGATATAGAAAAATATTTAGAGCAAAGACCAAAAAAATATGCTGTATATAAAGTAAATAAAGGTTCTGAATATTTAGAGAATATTAAAGAAATGTGCCAACTCGCAGCATTTGATTATTATTATAATCGTATGAAAAAAATGACACTTTTAAGAATGTATAATAAAAGTGTTGGAATGGATTTATCATGGTTGTATGATCCTGATAATGTATTAGATGCAAAAAAGAAAGAAGCACAAGAATCATGGTTTGATAATACTCCAATTAATGAAATTGCAAATACTATTAATGATAAAATTGATGAAATAAAAGCAAAATATATTGATAATTCAGAAGATGGAGTAATTCAAGCTGGGGACGGTGCATTAGCACTTCTTGAAAGATTAAAAACAAATCCAGAAATTGGTTATCCTCTTTATGGAAGATTAGTTAATGCAGTTCATCGAGGAGCAAGATTAAAAAAGTTTTATTTGCGGTCTGCGGCCACCGGTGTTGGAAAAACGCGTTCTATGATTGCAGATGCCTGCTCTATTGCTTGTAATAAAATTTATAATCTTGAAAAAAAACAATGGGAAGATAATGGAACTCGTGAACCAACTCAGTTTATTACTACAGAGCAAGAAGAAGATGAAATTCAAACTATGATGATTGCTTTTCTATCTGGGGTAAATGAAGATCATATTCTTGAAAATACATATGTCGGAGATGAGTGGGAGCGAGTAAGCGAGGCTGCCGCAATTCTTTCAAAAAGTCCTTTATATATTAAAAAATTACCAGATTTTTCACTTCAAGATATTGAAAATACAATTAAATTTGGTATTCGTCAATATGATGTAAGATATGTCTTTATGGATTATATTCATTCAAGCATGAAAATCCTTAGTGAAATTAGTTCAAAAGCTGGAGTAAAAGGATTACGAGAAGATAATATTCTTTTTATGATTAGCGTAAGAATTAAAGACTTATGTAATCAATATGGCGTATTCGTTATGTCCGCAACTCAATTAAATGCAGATTATGTATCAGCTCAACAATATGACCAAAATTTACTTCGTGGAGCAAAAGCTATTGCAGATAAAATTGACTGTGGTATGATTATGCTTCAAGTCAGTCAAAACGATAGAGAAGCATTAAAAAATATTGTTAATTCTATGGGTATTGAAATGCCTGATATAAAAATTTCTGTTTATAAAAATAGAAGAGGAAGATATAAAGATATTCTTCTTTGGTGTAAATCTAATAGAGGAATATGTCGTATTGATCCTATATTTATAACTAATTATAATTATGAATTAATGGATATTGAAGATTTAAAAATTAAAGTTACACCTAAAATAGAAGCAAGTGCGTTTTAAGGAGAAAAAAATGATTATTTGTGGTTTTCCTGGGGTTGGAAAATCTACTTTAGCAAAATTTTCTAATTGGGTAGATTTAGAAAGTACCCCATTTGAGAAAGATTGGGTTCGTTATGCAAAAGTAGCAAAACACATGAGTGATAATGGATATAATGTTATGGTATCTACTCATCCTCAGTTATTAGAGCAATTTGAACAAATGGAAGTAAGATACACTGTTGTAATACCTCCTTTTACTGATGTTTCTATCTATAAAGATAGATATATCAAAAGAGGAAATAATATTGATTTTACTGCTTTAATTGAAATAAATTGGGATAAATGGATTGGAGATATTATAACAAAATCTTCAGTTAATAAAACTGTTGTAATATTACCAAAAGATGGTTGTTTACAAGCTTATATTGAGAAATATGAAAACATATAAAGAATTAAAATTTTTATGGAGCTAGTTAGGTTTTGTATTATGGTGCGGAAACTGGAGAAAAGCTGAAGAAACTTGTCAAAAAATTGATATAATCGCAAAACAACATCCAGTTATAAATTTTTTTGCTATGATATTGCATTAAAGGGGTTAATATGGGGTTCAAATATGATAAAGATACATTAAAAAAAAATTTAACAATAGAAGAAGTATTTGACCTTGTAAGCGAATTGGGCGGAGAACCTACAATGGGAAATGGATTATTCACCGCTCGTACAATTTGTCATGGTGGCGATAGTCATAAATTATATTATTATGAAAATACTCGATTATTTCATTGTTATACAGGATGCGGCGATGCTTCATTTGATATATATGATTTAGTATTAAGAGTTAATAAGACTGCGGGTATTCAAAACTTTTCTTTACCTCGCGCTATTGCATTTGTAGCTCGATATTTTGGATATACAGCAGAAACATTTAACTTTGAAGATAATCAAGAAGTAAGTGAAGATTGGCAAATTATTAATAACTTTAAAAGAAATAAAGAAAAAAATCAACCGCAAATTGTTGAATTAAAAACTTATGATAATAAAGTGTTAAGATATTTACCTCATCCGCACATTATTCCTTGGGAAGCAGAAGAAATTACATTTGATATTATGGAATCAAGAGGAATTTGTTATGATCCTATGAATGAAGGAATTGTCATTCCTCATTATGATATAGATGGAAATTTAATTGGAATTAGAGAAAGAACCTTAATTAAAGAAAATGAAGTATATGGTAAATATCGTCCAGCTTATATAAATGGAAAATTATATAATCATCCTCTTGGTTTTAATTTATATAATTTAAACAATAGTAAAAAAGCAATTTCTACATTTCAAAAAGCTATTGTCTTTGAAGGAGAAAAAAGTTGTCTTAAATATGCGTCATATTTTGGACAAGAGTCAGATATAAGTGTAGCATGTTGTGGCAGTAATTTAATTAATTATCAAGTTAAATTACTTTTATCTCTTGGAGTAAAAGAAATTATTATTGCACTTGATAAACAGTTTCAAAAAATTGGTGATAATGAGTGGCAGAAATGGGTTATTAAATTAAAAACTTTATATAATAAGTATGGTAATTATGTAAATATTAGTTATATGTTTGATAAAGATAATTTACTTGGATATAAAGATTCACCAATAGATTGTGGAAAAGATACATTTTTAGAATTATTTAAAAAGAGGGTTACGATAGAATGAATATAAAAATTTTTATTTTAATATCAATGATTTTTTGTCATATTATTGATGATTACTATTTACAAGGATGGCTAGCTTCTGCTAAACAAAAATCTTGGTGGATAAAAAATGCTCCAAATAAATTATATAAAAATGATTATTTAATGGCTTTATTTTGTCATAGTTTTAGTTGGTCCTTTATGATTCAACTACCCATTTTAATTTATAGTTTTTATACGCATTTATTTATATGGAATATATTATTATTTATTATAAATGTAATTATTCATATGTTTGTAGATAATTTAAAAGCAAATAAATTAAAAATTAATTTAATTCAAGACCAAATTATTCATTTTATTCAAATTGTTGTAACTTGGTTTATAATAATCACATTTTAAAAGAAAGGTAATAAAAATGAACGCAAATCCATGGAAATATAAAGAAGATAATAAAATAAAAGCACAAAAACAAATTAAATACATGGATGAGAATTTTGCTAATGAAACTGCGGCGGCTGTCGCTGATACAAATATTTATACTGGTCCATTAAATAAAAATGACTGGACTGAAAATGGGTTTAATCCAGTTCCTTATTCGCAATTACTTGATACGGGTGCTGTTGATGCGATTTTTCATGTTCGAGAAGTTTTAGGAGAAGATAATGAAGAAGTCAAAGTTGCTGCTCTCAACTTTGCATCATATAGAAATCCTGGTGGAAAATTTATTGATGGTAGTAATGCTCAAGAAGAATGTTTATGTCATGAATCTAATCTTTATAATATTTTAAGAAACTTTACATCATATTATAAAGAAAATAATTCTAAACCAAATAAAAATCTTTATACTGATAGAGCCTTATATTCTCCAAATGTAATTTTTAACAAAGGAGATCATATAGTTAAAGCAGATATAATTACTTGTGCCTCTCCAAATTGGACCGCCGCCCGTAAATGGAATGTTTCTCAAGTTGAAAACACTCTTGTATTAGCTCAACGTATTCAATTTATTAAAGATATTGCAGAACTTGAAGCAGTTGATGTTCTTATTCTTGGAGCTTGGGGATGTGGAGTATTTGGACAAAACCCAAGAACTGTTGCAAGATTATTTGATTTTATTTTTAGAGAAAGTAAAATCAAAAATATTGTATATGCCGTCCCTGGAGGATTAAATTCTGATAATTTTAAAGCTTTTGACGAATGTATTAGAAAGAGTTGACTTGACAACTCTTTCTTTTTTTGTTATAATATGAATAGAAATATTATAAAGTTAAAGGAAGAAAAAATATATGAAATATCAATTAATAAACAAACCAAATAAAAATTTCTCAGCAATTCAACAAATTTTATATAATAGAGGAATTGCGGAAGATGAAATTTTACATTATGTAAATCTATCTGATTAGGATATTAATTCTCCATTGTCTTTAGGAGAAACAAATCTCAAAAACGGTTTAATGGCTATTATCAATGCTGTAAAAGAAGATGCTGATGCTTTAGTAATTGTCGACTGTGATTGTGATGGTTATACCTCTGCCGCACTTCTTATTAATTACTTATATAAGTTATTCCCATCTTGGGTTATTAATCATTTAGATTGGTATATGCATGATAGTAAACAGCATGGATTAAGTGATTGTATTGATTTTGTATTAACTCGTAACCCAATGCTTGTAATTTGTCCAGATTCAAGCAGTAATGATTATAGTTATCATAAAATATTAGCAGATAAAAATATTCAAGTATTAGTTTTAGATCATCACTTAACAGATCATATTAGTGAAAATGCTATTATTATTAATAATCAATTATCGGACTACCCTAATAAAGAATTATCTGGCGTTGGAGTTGTATGGCAGTTCTGTAGATATATTGATACTTGGTTAAATGTTTATTACGCAGATGATTTTATTGATCTTGTTGCTCTTGGCAATGACGGAGATATGATGAGTTTAAAAAGTTTAGAAACTCGTTATCTTATTACAAAAGGATTTAAAAAAGAAAATATTAAAAATCCATTTATTGATTATATGCTTGACAAAAACTCTTTTCCATTATCAAAAGCAGATTATGTGTCATCTGATTCCAGTATGAGTTGTACATCTATCGGTGCCGCATTTTTTATTGTTCCTTTTGTTAATGCAATTACTCGAAGTGGAACTTTAGAGGAAAAGTATTTATTATTTAATTCAATGTTAAATCATAAGGCATTTGAAGAAGTTCTTTCAAACAAACGAGGACATAAATTAGGGGAAAAAGAAAAATTAATTCTACAAGCAATTAGAACAGTCACAAACGTTAAAAATAGACAGACAAGAGCAGAAGATGCAGGTTTAGCTATGTTAGAAAAAATGATTGAAACTAATCATATGCTTGACCATAAAATTCTTTTATTCTTATTAGAACCAGGTCAAATTGACTCTGAAATTCGCGGTTTAATTGCAAATAAGTTTATGGCAAAATATCAAAGACCATGTTGTTTATTAACACGAACCAATAGAAATGGAAAAGAAACTTATGAAGGTTCAATGAGAGGATACACAAAAACAGGTATTGATAGTTTTAAAGAAGTGCTTGAACAATGTCCAGAAGTAACTTATGTAGAAGGCCATGATAATGCGGCGGGCGTTGGTATTGAGGCAAATCATATCGAAGATTTTCTTTATCGTATTGACCAGCTTTTAGAAGATGTTTCTGTTGAGCCTATTTATA